ACCCGAAACACTTGAGCTTTTCGATAAATTGCGTATCGCAACCGAGGATACGAACGGCGAACTTTTAGATGCTGCGAGTATATTAAAAAATGTTGCGGACAAATTTAGTAGTTTAGATCCAGTGTTAAAGGGGACGGTTTCGCAGCTTGCAGCCGGGACGTATCAGGCTAACGCGTTTAGGTCTATAATGAGGGATCTCTCTAAAGAAAACTCAATCTTTAAAGATTCCACGGACAAGTCTAATCAAGCTACGAATGAGGCGATTAAGAGGAATAAAGAGCTTAATGTCACATTGTCAGCTCTACTTAGCCGGTCTGGCAATACATTAAAACAGTTCGCATCTCAGGTCGGGGAGCAGGCCATTTCGCCATTCGCAAAAAACTTTCTCGGCCAATTTGAATCTCTTGTCGGCGCATCAACTGATGATGGGACCGGGCAAAAATTAGGCGCACAAATTGGTAAAGGCATTTCTACTGGAATTGGATCATTCATTTCTGGACCCGGCATAGCAATATTAGGAGCTATTGTATTAAGGCTTGGGGCTAAATTAATCAAATTTGCAATCGAGTCGACAAAAGAACTGCTTACTTTTGGCAAACAAATTGGAGCCAATGATGGCGTATTAAATAGTACATTAGGGAAGTTTGAGGCCATTAGGCAAAAAATACAAGCTTCAAATGAGCTTTTAATTAGGCAGGGCAATTTGTTAGGGCAGACATCTGGCATTGGTGGGGGCAGCCTTTCTCCGAGAAAGGGAACTGGAGCGATATTTAGTTCTCAATTGGGAACGTCTGGATATATCCCTTCCTATCTTAGTGCTCCTGGACAATTTCAGCTACCATTCTCGGTGCCCAAACCAGATATATCATTTAAAACTTCGGACCTAAAAAAGAATATATCGGAAGCTTTCCCTGGATCCGATCCAAATTTACTATTCGCTTTTAGCGGTAAAAGTTTGCCTAACGCGAGCAAATCCGTCGCCGGACTTTTATCTTCGCTTTCCAAAAGAGTCGCATCTAATCCGGGTTCGTATTCGTCTCCCCAAGATCAATCTAGCGCGCTATCCTCGTTTGCGGCGGAACTCAACCAAATTAGATCATCGTCCACCGGAGTATTGACCGGGAATACTGGTTTTAATGTTTTTTCCCAAAGTGCTACATCTAAAGCGCAGGCGATTTTATCTCAAGCTAAACTATTAAGCGCGAACGACCAAACAAAGTCTTATAACTCTTCGGTTTTAAACGATGGCGTGAACGCGAGGAATGCCGATTTTAGGAATTCTTTAGTTTCAAGCCAGAGTGCCGCTATTATTGCATCTAGGGCGAAGGCAGTCCAAAGAGAAGATAGATTGCGCGGGATTGGCCAGGCGGCTGCTTTCCTGGCCCCCATCGCGCTTGGTCCAGCTCAAGACTACTTTAATAGTAAAGATACTCGGCAAGGTAGAGCTGCGGGGGCCGCTATCGGAGGGGTTGGACAAGCAATTTCCAACTCCGCACTAACTTTCGCATTGAGCGGGGGCAATCCATTCGCTACTATTGCTGCGGGGGCAACAACCCTTGGAATAGCCGGATATAATACATTAAAGGAGTATAACGATAAAGAAAAGGATATAGTTAAGACGATTAGGGTGACAGCCGAAAGAATCTCCGATATAACACAGATTATAGACGCTATTAAGGATCTTGATGATAAAATCAATCAAGCGCCAGATGGAGATATACCTGAACTTTTGTCTCAAAGAAGTCAAATATTATCCAAGGGGAATGTCCGTGGTGGCCTGGGCGGATTAAATTCTACGCTCGGGAATCTCAATAATACCCAAATATTAAATTTGACAAGGTTGGCGGTAGAGAAAAAGGAGCCCCTTCCATCTGGGATATTGAATTTAACCGGAGAAGATGGTGGAAAATTATCTGACTTTTTGTCTTCAAACAGTAATATTAAAAAGCTTGAGGCGTTTGGGACTGCGGGAACACAGAGAGCCGCCGGAGGAGCCCTGGGACTAATAAGTGGTTTCGGTAACCGAAGTCTAAGTGAGCTTTTGGCGGGATTGACCTTTAGTGGAGATACGGGTGGAGTTCAATCCTTTGTTAATGAGCTTGTTAAGGCGGCCAAGGATACAAAGAAGCAGGGCGATGATGCGAAAGATCGCGGGCGGGATAAAAGCGCCATCAAGTCGGCCCTCGATATCTTCTTGAGGAATTCCAACTTGGATACGCTTGTTGGTCAAAGTAGCATTTCCGATAAGATAAGATCGAATGAATCTTCGGGAAGAATTTTGTTTTTGTTTGGGGAAGATCACCAAAAAACAGCGACGCTTAGAAGCGCGGATCCGATAAAAATTTTAAATCTAAGGAGAGAGAGAGAATCGAAACGTATATCGACGGATACGCAAAATAGCCTTTTACAGTCTGATGTCGGTATTCAGGGGTTGATAGGCAATTTTGGCCTTAGCAAGGTGGATGATCTTAAAAAATCAACGACATCGGGCGCGGCAAAAGCCCTTGGGATTCTCAAAGAGTCAAGAGGATTACTGGGCAGAATCAATCTTAATGATGAGAACTCCGTGGAAAAAGGGCTTTCCCAGATTAGGGAAAAAATTAAAGCGACGAACGAGCTTAGCGGTCTCGAAAAAGAATTAAGGGACATCGAAACCGAATCATTCAAAAGGTCATTGGAGAGGACTTCGGTCCTAGAAAAGCAGACCCAGGGTCTTGAAGAGCTTAATACGCAGATTAAAATACAGAAAGAATTTTTAGAATCTACAGAATATAAAAAGGGGATTGATAAATTGTTCGGGGCTGGATTTATAGGCTCAGAGGAAAGGCTGTCAAGGTTAGCTCCAATACGCGAAAGAGAAATTAAGAGTAGAGATTTTTCTGGGGCGGAACTCTTTAAAAATGCCGGAAGTGACTTTCTGTCTGGATTTGATTATAATTCAACCCAGTTTTTCCTGGATGTTCAAAAGGGTGCTGTTGACACAGCCCAAACGATTAAGTCTGAATTCTCGGGGGCCTTCAAAGAATTTGCTCGGGGAACAAAAGATGCCGGGACCGCCTTTAGAGATTTCGCTCTCAATGTCGCCTTTTCTGTCCAGGATAAACTAATAGATATCGGAATCAATTCGTTACTCGGGTCTGTATTTGGCGGCAGCACGGGCGGCCTTGGAAAATTATTCAAGTCTGGCGGAGGAAAAATAGGAAGGTATAGCGATGGTGGACTTGTTACTGGTGGATCTGGCATAGCGGATGATGTAGCGGCTAAGCTATCCCCCGGGGATTTTGTAATGCAAAGGTCAGCGGTTTCAAAGTATGGCATTGATTCCTTCGCTGGACTGAATAGCGGCGTAGATATATCCTTGGGCAATTCTTTTAACTATAATAATCCCAATAGTCCATCTGGGGGTTCGGCATCTATTAGCCCATTTTTAAGTTCGTTTGGACTGGATGACACGAATAATCCACAAAACACATTAAGAGATAATAGGGTAGAAAATTTAAGATCATATCTTGGCGAAAGAAGCGCCTACGAACTTCAAAAATCTGATGCCATAAGCAAGTTTAATAGCCAAAAGAGACAGCAACTTATAGGGACATATATTAGCGCCGCTTTGGCTGGATTCGGCAGTATTGCAAGGGGAGGTATCTCAGCTCAAAAGCCGGTTACAGGAACCGTGACTGGTAACTTTGGATATGGTGGCGATCGGACATTAAATCTGCCCCCTGTCGGTCGAGCCTCTGGTGGCGCTATTTTTGGCAATGATTCCGCATCCGATACCGTCCCTGCCTATTTGACCGCTGGAGAGTATGTTATTAAGCGGTCGGCGGCCTCCAAAATAGGATACAATAACCTGGAGCTAATGAACCAGGGCAAATTTCCAAGATTCGCCTATGGCGGAGGAGTTGGCACGAATCTCTCCTCAGATTCCTCGGGCGAATCATTATTAAAGTTAATTTCGCTTAATGAACAACTTAATAAGGCATTCCTGGATTTTTCATTAAACAAAAATGGATCAAATAATCCATCAGCCCCCATAGGAAGTCAATCTCCGGTATCTGTTGTCGTTAATGTAAACACCAATGTTGATTCCCAGAATAATGTCAAAAGTGATGCCACGGCATCTACAACTGGTGAAGGCAATAAAATTAGCCCGGACAATAGCAAGCAATTAGCGGACGGCATCAGATCCGTCGTGTTGGACGAGATATTAAAACAGTCAAGACCCGGTGGGCTGTTGGCTCGCTAGGGCCTTTTTAAGAGAATCAACGTCTTGTTCTAGTTTTGCTATTTTTGCATCCAGAATAAGCTGGGTATTTTTAATCAATATATCAAGCCCGATTGAATTTCTAACGGGCATGGGCATTTTGCAGTGAGGGGTAAAATCATGATATAATTCATAGGGTGAATTAATCTTAGTCTCGCCGCCATATTTGCTGGACAGTAAAACCTCCCACTTGGTTAAAGTAATATTGCCGCATTTTAGTCCACGCGGCAAACTTGAATCAAGCAATATTATGGTTTCCTTTTCGAACGGATTGATCACTTGAACGGTTCTCGTTTCCGCGAATCTATCCTCGGTATTAAAGAACACTAAATCGAATATGGCTCCGTTACCATTGCCCCCCGTCATTTGACAGGAGGACTTTTCGGGCTTGACAAAATATCTACCCCGGCTTTCAAGAGATATTTGCTTAATAGTTCCATCTTCGCTAACCTCCGATATGCGAAATGAGGCTCTGTAATGGGACAGGTCGGATGTATTTTCCGCCGCGACTCCATCCTGGCAATATATAATATCGTTTGCCTTGTATCCTTTACCAGACTGATTTATGCCAGCGACAGTTGATAATTCATATTCATCCCAGGTTAAATTGAGTTCATCATTTTTTGCAATAGAAAATTTAGTATTAGAATTAACCTTAATTCTTCTTAGGTCTAATACCTCAAATTTCTCAAAAATAAAGACCTTATTTACCCTAAGGACGTTATAAAATAGTGGATCATCTTGGAATCTTATTAAAGATCCCTCAAGAATTTTACTCCAATCGCTATTGGTATTAGATACTATTCTGTCGTCTCCAGAATTGATGGAGGCGGTATAAAGTAAATCTTTCAATTTTAATTAGATTGCGCCGAGGGGGCTTGTCTTAAATACGACCCAATCTAATCTAGGGTTGGGCGCAACGGATGATGGGCCGCTTGGGTTGAACATGTAGAATCTAATTTGGTCTTGAAAGGCTTGTGGATTAAACGTTATCAAGGTATTGGCGGCGTCGCCGAATGTTGATCCGGAATAGGAGTTTTGAGAAATAACTACAAAATCTCCGGTCCTTACCCCCGGAGCCGATACTGCGAAACCAGAATAAGCGCCGGGGGATATTCCCAATGTGGATATGCTAGCAGAACCACTGATGGCTGTCATTACCATTCTACCCGTCCCCATGCATACTCCGCCGTAGAAAGCTCCCGTCCGTTCGACTTCAAGGTTTGAGCCGGAAATCGTCACTCCGCTGGCGAAGTGAAATGTTGCCGAATCTCCACATTTTGACGTTCTCGCAATAGTTCTTGAATCACCAAAAACATAAGCTCCAGCATGATTCGAAGGAATCGTGATTAATGTTCCGCCAAATGTAGCGGCCCTCTGAGCGAGTACTTTATTTGCGTCTCCGAGAAATATGCCCCCATGGAAACCACTTAAAATATTATCCGATCCTCCGATAATCCCACCTCTAATCGCGGTTGACGAAGATCCGGAGATAGTATTTCTAACCCCCCCGAGCACAAAAGCATTTATCCCCGTGCTTGCCGAGTTTGTTGTAGCTGCCAAAATCGAAACGGAACCGGCTAAAGAGTTGGTATCGCTTCCAATTATTACGGCACTCGATGTCGATATAGCTATCGTGTTTGAATTCCCAGCCACGATAGAGGACCTTTGGGTTGCGTCGCTAATAAGATTGGAGGTCCCCCCTAATATTGAATTTCTATCCGCACTACTATATATGGAGTTATTATTACCGCCAAGGATAGTGCAGAAAGAGCTGTTTGAACCAATCGTGTTGACTGATCCGCCGATAATTGAGGATTGCGTTCCAGACAGCAAACATTGCGTTCCGCCAACGATAGCCCCCTCCGTTCCTGCTATAATATGGTTTGTTGTTCCGCCCAATAATGCCGCACGAGTACAACTTGATCTGACGGTGTTAGATGAACCGCCTACAACCACAGCGTAATCCGCAATACCTATCCCATTGCCTTGACCACCTAAAATTGACGAATAATTACCGGAAACGTTTGATGATAGAGACGATATAGCCGATGAATAATTTGAATTGACCCCAAGAGCCGCCGTGTTTGAACCGGCGATCAATCCGGCTGATCCAAAGATAGAGTTTGTCGTTCCTCCAAGAATAACGGCCTGAGTGACAGCCCCCAGAATCTTATTCGTTGTCCCTCCTATAATGGCTGATCTTGAGGTGGTCCCCCCGGATATAATGGAGGTGTTAGACCCAACGATTGCCGCTAAAGTCCCCGATATATCGCAATCTTCACCCGCTAAAATAGCGTTATATGTGCCACGAGCAAGATTTCTATAGCCACCGCCAACAAAAGAATAGTTTGAGGATTGAGATATTCGCTGTTCGCCTCCACCGCAAATTACACTTGATACGGATCCGCTAATCGCCGACAGATTAGCCCCGACTATAACGGAATTAGACGCCGAAGCGGATGCGTTGACGATCTCATTGCTATTGCCCCCGATAATCCCCCCATAAAGATTACTCGCCGAATTTAACAGACCGCCGAAAGTTCCGCAATATTGGTTATTGGTTGCGTTCAAACTGCCGCCAATACATACAGAATAATTCCCCGAAAGATGGTTGTCAGTCCCCGCAATAACAGCCGAATATGCGGAATCGGACTCAACAATATTATTATTCCCCCCTCCGGCGAAAACGCTTCCGTTAACATTGGTTTTTATTAGAGTGCCCGCTCCGCCCAATATTACGCTATAGGGGGAGTTTTGGATTACGCAGGCGGGACCTCCGATAATATGTGCTGAAGGACTCCCTATAGTATTACCGTTAATTGACCCGGCTGAAATGCTATCAAAATAGCCCGTCCCCCTAGAATGAAATTTGCCGGAAGCATATAAATTACCGAAAACGCCATAGCCGCCATAGTTAACACTTAGGGAGTCAGTATAATACGGGGGGGGCTGCGCGACAATATAATTCTCATAAATAAACCTGGCAAAACTATCTATGCTCGTTTTATTGGCTTCCGTAGAGGTATTGATGGCGAATGGAAGAAAATATCCCGTTTGCAAGGACGCCGTTGTTAATGCTGGAATTGTCTTATCTGCCATCTTCTAAACCTTTTACCTTAACCTAATTTACATTCTTTTCGAAATTAATATGTTATTTGCGATAGATATCTACTTAATATAAATCCGCCAGAGTCACTTAATAGAAACTTTGAATTATCATCTCTGGTTAGAAGGAAATCTCGACTAAAATCAACATTCAATAAACCGCTAATAAATAGCCCCTTACTTAAATCACTTGGGTCAATTTCAACCGACCAATTAAATACCCCAACCTTGGCAGACCCGATAGTAGATGAATAATTGAATGAATTTAACTTGGCCCGCTTAAAATCATATCTCAGTCCGATACCCTGAATATCGGCATTAGCTGGATTTCTAAGAGATATGGTTACATCATAGTCTTTATTCTTGTCGGATAATCTCCAAAGAGCGCCTGTTTGATTATCTCCTATAATTGCGGAAATCGATAAATTAGCGAAAACGGGAAAAGATATGATCCTATCGACTGGAGCTTCGTATCCGATGGCGTAAAGCGGATCGCGGCTTAGGCCCATAGATATCTCATAATCTTGAATCTTAAAGTCGGGAAATGATGCCCCCAAATCTACGATAGAGGAGTCGGCGGACCGTGAATAGCCCGTGCCTTGTATAGCTAAAACACCGGTAATCGGCGGATAAGAAGTAAAAGATAAGTTAATATCTCCGGGTAATAGCGCGGCAACTGGATCGACGCCTCCGTCATAAGACGTTGGGATATTAAATGTTATACCGGTATATCCAGAATACGTTTGTGGATTGACGGCTGGAATCGTTACCCCCGTTCCGCTTGCCAATAGTTCCAAATTTTCGCATATATAAGACACGGAACAGCTTGGGAGTTGTCCCACCGAAGCACGGGCGGTATAAGAATTAAGATAGCAATCTCCAAAAGAATAAATTGCAAAATTTTTGTTAGCCGGGTCGCTATCAAAATATGTCGCCTTATTTACGTCTTCGCCTTCCGGAGCCACGACTATAAATATATTTCTTTTGTCTCGATACGATAACGGCCAATACGGGTAAGATGTTGGCTGATTAAATTCTCTAGTTACAAGTCCAGAAATGAGTGAGACGCCAAAATTATTGGGATAAAATGGGGCCGACGAAGACGATCCCTGGTCGTTAGTATAGTTGCAGATTAACCCCAACCTTAATTCGTTAATAACTCCACGATGTAAAAAATCAAACCCTAAATTAACCGACGGCGCACTAATGATGGGTTGGGAAACTAGCCCTCTTTTGCCGAGTTCAACGATATTGCTATAGGTAACATTTATGCCATAGCTGGCCGACTGGACTCGGCCTATATTTTTGAGCAAATTGGACGTGCCAGTATTGCTTAAAACGCCCGCATCGCTAATAAAATGATAGCCGGTCGAAGGGGCGGGGCCCATAAAAATGGCCTCCGTATTATATATTGTCGTATTCCTTGGCATTAGGATTCTTTGACGCTAGCGTTAAGAATAGAGGCCATGCGAAAGTCGACCTGATAATTTTCTTGTATTGCCTGGACCCTATCCCAGGTATCTTTATTGGCTAATTTTTTTTCTAAAATTTGTTTCTTAGCCGTTCCGATAGTCCATTCGGACGGCGGGTTGGAGGCGAGAATATGATTTAGCAATTCATTTTTAATGGAGACCTGTTCGGGGGTAAACTCCTTGAGTTTATATTTATCTTTAAAAAGATTTTCAAGTGACTCTTCGAGTTTAAAACTTAACGATAAATTATCATTAATTTTGGACAGACTAAACAGCTCGTTGGAGGCCGTCCCCGTCGGGGAAACCTTTTTTTGAGTTTGTGGCGCTTTAGCCCCGGTTGGTCGCCCCCCCCCAGATATAGATCCATCTTGGGGAACCGAATTTGGCGGCGTATACAACCCCTTTTCCCGGAGGGATTTAAACTTTTCCTGAGATTCAACAGACTCTTCGGAATTAGGCAGCCTTTTACTTTGGATAGCCTCAAACGTTTCCTCTGGGGTAAGAAAGCCCATATTGGCTAATTGATTAACCACCCTCTTGAACTCATTACTATCGTCGATATCAATGTCTTCAAATACGGGCGTAGGATAGACCTTAAAATTCATCGTTTGGCTGATCCTCTTAATTTCGTCATTAAGGAATTCGTTCAAAAATGTTTCTCGCGCAGACCTAATTTTTTCAATAAATATCTTTACTTTTGTGCTAAGATTTGAAAACTTATCTCCACCGCTTCCGGTAAAAAGGATATGCCCCAACCCCTCCTGCAAATCCTGCTGAACGATCTCGTATTTTTTCGGATCTAATATTTCTCCTATTTGGGGCAAAATAAATTGCATTTTGGTTGTAAAATCACATACGATAGCTTTAAATGTTGACTCATTCGCCAGCAAAGATTGCAAAGTATTTACGGTATTTTGATTAATATTGTACGAGCCGTCTTTACCTTCATATCCCATGGTTACCAATAAGACAGCCTGTTGGGCCGTTTTTGCTATGGCGCGATCTATCTTAAGCAATTGGGTTTTATGCTCAAGAGAATCCAAAATTGAATATACTATGGGGACGGCAAAGCTTTCATAATCTTGTTTGCCATTAAATACGGCGCAAATATTATCCTCGTTGCTTTTGATTCCCGCCTTAACCTCGTCCGGCAAACTTTCTAATATAGCCCTGTCCTGATCATTTTGCGGAGATCTGAGTCTATCTAGCTCGTAATCTTGAACAACTTTATAGTAAAATGGGTTAGCAAAAGAAGCTCCCCCTCTTATTTCAATATCTACAGGATTTAATATGGAGTATAATATGGGGACTTTTACGGTCGCTGCTTCACTAATTTCTAAGCCATAAACCCGTATTAGTCTCTTAATATCGCGATCTTTAATATTGCCATTAAGACGCCAAATGAATACATTGCCCGAGCGCCAAAATTCTCTAAAAAATTGTTCTTGAAATTTTTCGAGCTTAATTGACTTAAAATAAGCCTTAAAGAAATCCCTTGATTTTTTATTGCCGCCCTGGAAATAGATTTTACTTGACGAAAACAGGGTCAATGTCTCGATAAGGGATCTGACGATAGAATATCCAAAATACGCTTTTTGCGTTAAAAGCAAAACATCTCTAATATTTAAATTGCAGTTCGAATTTTGACCGCCGTAGGAATATCTAAAAGGAAGAAAAACCTGATCAATGTTGGCAAATCTATCTAGCGGTTGGATATCGGCAGCGCGGTTAGAACGGGTGGACTGTGCGGCTGAATATTTCTTCGCTATCTTGTGATCTTCATATCCAATCCCAACGGGATTATACGCCGTAGATGACGCGTTAAGGGGGGGGGTGACGGCTTTATGCGTCACTAGTGGCGCGTTGTCGGCGACGGCAATATTTTGCGGCGGATGATTAATGGTCGTTCCCACCATAATGCCACCCCCCTCATTTTTGTAGGTGGGCTCGTCTATCAGCCCCTTTTTATACCACGAATATGCCGTGGCGTATTTAATATTTTTCTGATTAGCCCAGGCGGCCAGCTTTAAAGATGACATATTCAAATAAGATTACACCTTTGCGCGTGAAGAAAATCAATAAAATTAATGGCAACGACAGCGCCACAGCTGTAATAAAAATTAAATGCATACTTTACTTAAAACGCTTGTCTCCGATAACGCCCCAGCTCTAATTACGGGGGCGAGTATTCCCTTTACCAGGGCAACCTTTTACGGCATTAAGTCTTTCTCGATTTCTGGATTGCCGGTTTATAACACTAATGAAGTTAAAATCGGTGTTAATTCTGGTGAAATGTTCGATACGATTGCCACGGGGAGCTATTTAACCTGGGATCTCGACGGCAAAGGCATTTCTTCCGAGAATTTATCTAACATATGGGTTAATGGAAAGTCCGCCGATGGAGTTTATGCTATTTGGTACTAAATTTTTAGCCAGAACTTTTAACTAAAAACTCCTGAATATCAATATGTTGGACATTCTTAGTATTAGCTAGAAAGAATTTTACTAAATTTTGACATTTAGGCCTGTCTCCGCCGAATACAAACTGAACGTTATCGAATGTTTGCATTATTTCCCTAACATTATGAAATATAAATGTAGGGGACGCTTTTGACTTAACTTTTTTGTATTGAATATCGCTATAATGTAAGGCGAAATCTAGTTTCTCTTCCACCAAAACAATAATATATGCTCCAGCTTGTTTGGCGCGCCATATTTCATCTTTAATCCTAGCTAATCCGTTGCCAAAAGACCCTATAAAATCAATCAAACTTTTTCTTTCAATATAAACGTTGCAATTATCTATTGTGTAATCCCCGAATGGCAATGTTTTAAGTTGAAAATGTTTAAAAGTAAGCGCATTTTGCTCCCTAGTATCAACGCTAATCAAAAGATCGTCCGATGGCGTTATAAATGATTCCACTGGCTTAACAAATCTTGGCGCGAACCCAATGCTTCTACAAAATTCATAGTAACCCCCAAATAGTATTTTGTCATAAAATATTGTAGAGGGTATAAAAACGGTCTTTAATTCCACATAAGATGGGGTATAAACCCAATTTTTGATAAATTTTCTTCTCAATAGAAGCTCTTTGCAATATTCTACTATCTCGATATCCTTAAGAGCCCTAAAATACTCCTTCATTTCATCTTTTGAGGAGAAATCATTTAAAAAATAGTTATCTAGGCTTTTATTGAAATGTAATTTTTTATTGGTATATGGATTTTTACGGGGGAAATATGTTTCAAAATAAGACGTTGATGCGATTTCGTGTTCGCGCCAAAAATGCCCCAAATGCTTATATTCTTTGCCACAAATTTGGCAGATAAATATCTTATTTATGTCAAAGTCGGCAGGCATAGAAAAGGATTGTGGCGGGGTGATCCCCTATTTTGATGAGCAGGACGGGGGGTTTGAAAAAGCTAAAAGGTTGCGATTTAAATCCCAGCTTAAAAAATTAACGGATAACCATCGGCGTAAAACTCAGAGAAACAGGTTTTTCATCGGATAGGAGCATATCATAATATATCTTGGCGCCGAATGTGGCGATCATTAGACATGTGTAATGATCTTTTCGCGCTTTACCCTCCGCTTCAGACCTTTCGAGGTGGCCTGGCAGCTTATACTGTAGGACGCCATTAGAATTCGCCTTGACCTCAATAAGGGCGGTTTGCGACTTGGTTTCCCTGATCCAGTTATCCTGGTCATCGATCCAGTCCTGCAAAGCCATAATGTTATCTTTTTTGTCTTTAAATTGCCCGGGAGGATTGAATCCGGAATATCTCGTCATCATGCTTTCATTGGCGTTTAATGGAGAAGCGAACCATACCTTTGAGGCCGATATTTGATTCTGCAAATGCTCGTTCATTCTGCGAATCGAATTCGTGGAAAATTTTTGCGCATAAACTATATTTTTAAGCGTTAATGCATATTTTCTCTTTAACTGCCCAAGATTGCTACGATATTCGGTTAGATCATCTGTATCGAATTCAACATCTAATAGACCGAGGTTAAGCCCCTTTTCCTTACTGTCGGATGACTCGTTATACCCGTGAATGAATTCTGTCCCGGATGCGTCGATCGAAAGCCAAACAATATTAAAGTGAGTTAGTATAAAGGTAAGATAATTAAAATGATCCTTAAGCTCTCCTCCAGCCTTACCGTAAGTGTGGACTAGGGTTATTTTTCTCTCCTCCCTATTAAGGAGGAAAACCGACATAGCAAAATAGTCTGAATTTTTATTTGCGGAATATGATGGGTCTATAGCCAAAATATAGTCGGAATCTTTGGATCCTACCAATTGAACACATGGAAAATCATTTGCTTTGACCGTGCATTCATGCATTCTTTTGCTGTCGAAATATCCATCCCCCGTATCGGTAAATATCGCTTTATACTCCCGCTTAAATGATTCGCTATTTTCGCCGCCATGGTCAATAGCCGTTTGAATTTGAGTTAAATCAAGATAGCTGCCCGGTGGGACGGCTTCGTATGACATTTTTACCACCGCATAAGTGGGCTGGTCCTTATTTGTGGGTGGTAATAGCGTCGACTTAATCGAATTCTCGTAAAATTCATACAAGTATTCAAACTTAAAGCTAGCAGAGGAAAATACGTGGTATTTATTCTTCGGGAACGATATCCTTTCGGACTCTTTAATTGCACCAGCCGCGATAAGCTCGTCTTCTCGCTCTGAAATTTCCTTTTCTTCTTGGAAATTTAATTTGGCCGTTAAGAAGGGCCTAATAATAAACTCCTGAATATCCTTGGTGATTAATAACCCTTCATCGACACACACCGCATTCGCTCTGGTCCCGCGCAATCCCTCTCCGCAGCTAGACGAGAGAGGGAGGGCAAAAACTTCCGAGCCGCAGGGGTTAGGTATTTCAAACTTACATATATCGGTTCCCTTTCTCAACCCATTTGGATAACACTGCTTTAGTAGTCTGGACTTTCTCGAATTCAATATCTTATCGGCATTCTCAAGGATCCTTCTAGCCGACCTAAAGTTCGCTGAAATTAGACATGTTTTTGTGTTAAAATAAAAAATAGGATAGAATAAGCAAAACAGGGATATAAGAAAACTTTTGCTAGTTCCACGCCCAGCCACAAATAGAAAATTATCCTTAATGAACATGGCCTTAAGGACGATTTCCTGCTGTGCGGTCAGCTCCACGCCGCAAAAATGATGTATTGTAAACCCAAGATTGGCGCGCAGAAATTTGGTCAGGGTTATTCTCGCTTCAATATCACCAAGATCACCGAGCAGTCCAGCCAATTCTTTATTATGGTCTGGGTAATTTTTAAAGACCTGACTTCCTGATTTCCACATTATATTGAGCCCAGAATAGCCTCGTCCTTACCAATACCGTAGACTTCCATGACGAGATCTGACATAGTTTCAATTCTTTCTATTTCTGTTTTGAGATTTTTCTTTCTCGCCTCGGCGAGGCGCAAGATTTGCTGTCTATTTTCGTAGTTGCGCCAAAAGTCAATAAGGTTAACCAGGGAGGCGTTCTCCTTGGTTTTTACGTCGATTCTTTCGTTCCTTTTCCCCTGTAAAGACTCCGCGGTGGTCTTGATTCTTTTATACGCGTCATCAATCTCTGATCTCAAATCAGCTAGAGCCTGAACGATCGACATCGAAACCCTTTTGCCCTCGGTATCTTCGGCGCAACTATCTCTTAGGGAGATAAGATAATCCTTTTCTTTTTCAAGGTTGGTTAGATTAACTATATCGGCGCAAAGATTAACATAAATATCCAATTCTTCCTCAGTCAAATCTGGCTTATCCCAAACATATCTTACGTATGTGCTCTCAAATAGATCCTTATCCTCTTGGGCTTTATATGCGTCAAAATTTAACACAAACCTTGGCATGTGGCAAAACCTAATAAATTGATTTAGGCAATTTAATAGTTTGGAATTCTTTTCTATGTCGCTAGTATTAATGCAATTATATATAAACGAATTGACTCGTCGGGCCGCCGCTAATGGAGTCTTCGGTGGCCTATATTTGCCAAGACCATCTGAATTTTCATCTTTGCCGCCAACCTCTTTAAGGTGGCTGGGGATTGTTTTGATAAAATCAGATACCAACTTGAATTCCATTGAAGCCGCCGATATCTTTTCGTTATCAAATAAAAACTTGGCGATTTCCAATGGCTTAAGTGTGGATATATTATTGCTAATATATAGTTTTTGATCCTCCGTAAGCTCGGATGGGACATTGATTCTTCTTTCGAGAGGAGTCTTAGTCTTACTTCTGATTTTGGATTCCGCTAAAAATTTTCTTACCGCAAGTCCATGTTTACCGAACCCATCCTCATCCACACCAAAGCAAATCTTAATTAGTTCGACTAATGACGGTGGAGACTGGCTAAGATCATTCCATCTGGCGGTAATTTTTTTCTTATGCTCGTCCGCCAGGACAATCTCTTCGTTGTCTAATATTTTTCTCATAGCTTAAGACTCGTATTCTATATCCCCAGAATAAGCTATCTGTCTAGCTATTTGGACTATTTTCTTTTTAGCTAACGCTATAGTCCTATAGCCCGCGTCTCTCGATTTACCGCTAGTTTTATAACCTAATAGCGCCGCAGTTTCCCTGTCGCTTTTGTGCTCCATATATATTAGTTTATATATGTTCCATTCAACATTTTTGAGGTGCTTCCTGATCTCCATATGAAGAGATTGGGCTGCCTTCTCTATATCTACGCTCTCATCCGAAACATGGTTTTCAACCTCGTTTGCATGCGTATCTATTGGGAGGGTGATTTTAATATCATAAGCGGCTTTCCTATTTTTAACCCAATAATCATATAACGGACACCTTACGCACTGGACCCCATAAATCGAACACGAATCATCTCCGTCGATTGCTGCGGGGCACTGGAGGCAGGGGCGGGAAAAATTTCCATAGTGGGTTTTAATTAGATTGGATATTTGGTTGGCCGCGATTGTTGATATCCATGGCCCCAGAGGACGGGTATGATCCCATAAATGCCATTTTCTATTTATATGCGCATAGATAATTTG